CCTGCCGTGGTATTCTTTAAGTCCAGGACAGTACACTTACTGTCTTCATCGCAGCTATCTTTTCCTGATGTACAAGAGTAAGTCTTGCATTTACCACCACTAAGAGCATCCGTACAATCCTGTTGACTCGTAAAACAGTAACCCTTTGCAATATCGTCCTGTTTACAGTCAGCACTTTGGATACAAGTCCCACCTGCACAAGTCCACAAGTAACAGTTTTCTTGGGTATTACACTTTCCCTGATCCAGGTAACATGTTTTCTGACCTGTCTTGGTATTCTTCAAGTCCAGGACAGTACACTTACTGTCTTCATCGCAGCTATCTTTTCCTGATGTACAAGAGTAAGTCTTGCATTTACCACCACTAAGAGCATCCGTACAATCCTGTTGACTCGTAAAACAGTACCGTTTTCCAATGTCATCCTGTGTACAGTAAGGACTATGGACACAAGTGCCACCTGCACAAGTCCATAAACAATTTTGCTGACAATCTGTAACAGAAAGGAATAATTTGTCATTGTCATTAGAAACAGTTTTCTGAATACATCCTACTTTGGGATCGCAAACAAAAAAAACGGCATATTTAGAAACAAAATTTTTGAAATTATTAACTCCATTCTTGTCGAAAGAATTCGCCCAATCGATCGGATTAAGAGATACATAAAAAAATTCTCTTGCTTTATCGATGTAGAGTAATGGGCTATTCAGATTAATCATATTGAATGTCTCACATCCGAACATATTCTTATCCGATGGTTTCATAGATCCGTTTGGTGGTATAAACTGTACATTGTTTACGTTTACTGTCACATTTAAACCTGTAATTTCATTCGACATAATAATAGACCCTATACCAGTTTTATCCAAATTACTTCTTATAAGATTTAATCCATTATTTGTTATCATCCGAAAATCGGAAGATCGCGAAAAATTGGGATCATTTATCCCAGTACAAACGAATCCAAGTTGTACTGTGTTCGTATTAGGTATAATATTAAAAGAAGTATAATCAAAAACTTGTGCAGTTGGTTCGGGGGTTGGAGAAGAGTCGAGTGGTTTTGTCATAAACACACTTTGATAAGGTACGATAAGTCGACCTGTACGTGCATTATAGCAAAAAATCGCATTATTTCTATCATCGGTATTTAAATCGGGTATTTTTGTAAGATCGTAAATCCATTGGGAATCTCTATATTGCATAAAAAATACTTGGAAAAGATTGAATATAATAGAGGCATCATTTGGTTGCAATACAGAGAAGTCATAAGAAATACTGAAGACATTTTGATTTAAAATAGTAAACCTTGGAGAGGACATTTATTTTGAAATAATAAATAATAAATGTTTTTAAAGAATAAATAATGAAAATACTTTTATTAATATCACTTATTCTTTTACTACTCCTTTTATTGTTTCTCATATTCGGGAAAAAAAGTAAAACTGGTGCTAATCAAGATGAAAGAGATACTCCTAGTGATCCAGTTAAACCAACGGAATTAAAAAATCGTCTACCAATCATTCATACTTTTGGTACCGAAATATTTCTACCTCCTCCATATATAGATATAATACAATTTATGAATGGAATTACGAAAGAGGATTTAGAAAAACAACTTATAGAAGTTATACCTACGGAATTTTTAAAATTAGAAAATGTTACAGACACGAGTAATTTACAAGATACATTGTTTGACATTATAAAAATATATAAGTATATAGGATGGCACCCAGATCAAAAAATATTTTATGCATTTAATACATTGTTAGATTTTGGTGATTTTTCAAAATATAGAACATGTACGGCTACAAATGTGGATCCATTTTTTGGAGAAACAGCAATTTGCAATGAGAAAAACGAGATTTTAGTATCTATATACATGAATCCACCACAAAGTAATACCCAAGTTTTTGTGGGTGCTATAAGCGAAGAAACATTTAAAAAATTAAATAAGATAGAAATGGTTATTGATTCAAAAACGGACAATTTTGAAGCTTCAGAAAAAATATATAGATCAGTATTAACAGGAAATACTTATGAAATCTCGCAAAAGTTGGATGAAGGATTATTAATTGCACAGTTTAAACCGATTTTGTCCAAAGAATTATTTTTACCGAAAGTCTCATATCATTTTTGTAGATCACAGGATGGGAATAATTTGTATCCATGTGATTCAAAAGGAAGCCGAGTTTATTTTGTTTACGATTTGACATTGTTGGGAATTCAGAAACCTATCACTGGTTTTATACCATACTATATTTCTTTTGTATTGTCGGAAGAAAATTTTAGTGCGATGTTTATGAACTGCAACAAGCAAATATTTAATTTTTCAGACTTTAATAATATTCCAAATTTTTTGGCAGCAACCTATGGTAACGCTTTGAAACTTATTATCCTTTGTATATATAAAAATTCGATCATAGTTATTGATTATAATAAAAACAAAGATAAAATACACAATAATAATGTGATGTATTCGTATGATCAATACACAGCTCAATTAGCTGATCCGTATCATTTTATAGATAGTAAAGGTAATAGTATGTACAGTTTATATTGCAACTTTCAGACAGAATTTTATTAAAGGAAGTGACTCTATTATAAATATGGTACTAACATACAGTCAGAGATTAGTCGAAACATATATTAAAAAACAAATGAAATCCAGAAACATTCCAAAAGTGCTAAGTCTATCGAGAACTCTAGTGAATCTTCCATCAGTTCAGTACACCGAACAGTTTTATGATAAGAATGTATTACAACGATTACCTTTTCCAAATCAATCATTTGATTTTATTTATTGTGAAAACCCAATAGAAGTTTTTAGTAGTCCATGCAATATGCATGCAGAATTACTCAGAGTTGGAAAAAGTGGTTTGATAAGAACTGATTCTCCATTATCAATTGTACTCCAAAATAATGAACCAAAAACAATAACTTGGACAGATACATATAGTAATACATTGTGTTTTATGCCATTTTACGGTTCACCAAATTTTTTACAATTAAAAGACTGGGATAGAATATGTTTAAACAAACCCTATTATCTCCACGACTGGTATAGTTGGACTTCAAGTTACGAATTAAATATAAGGGTTTTTATTAAAGAAATCCATTTTGAGGATATTATGGATTATGAATTATTATTTCAAGATGCAGTCGAAGAATCTGCGAAGAACACTGCAAATGTTATTAACAATTAGATTATGTGGCCAAGTGGTCTTAAGATCCTATGGATACTGTATTGTTGTTGTATTTACTCGAAGAGTGCGTTTTTAAAATATTAGTATGTTCTATAACGAAATTTTAGAGGAAGTGATGATATGTCATCACTGTAACAAACTGGAAATACACGTGGAATTCTTAAATAAAGTAAATTGATTACTTGCTTTTTTTTGTATATACATATACAAAAAAAAGCAAGTAATCATCTAAAATGTCAGAAGAAGTCAAATTAACCGAAATTATATATGAAAATATCAACTCCGAATATGGCTATGGAATGTATGGAGAGTTCAGAGTGATTATTCGTAAAAAGGATGGTTATATTAACGTTACCAAACTTTGTGAATTGGGTGAGAAGAGCTTTTTCAATTGGAAACAAAACAAAAATGCGAAAGAGCTTGTTGATCACTTGGCTTCGTCCCTTGGAATTCCAAGGGACGGAATTATAACTCAACCAGAAGGACTTCCGAATCATCTTAGAGGAACATACTTACATCCCGATTTGGTTCCTCACGTGGCTTCGTGGGTGTCTCCAAAATTTGGTATCAAGGTTTCTAGAATCATTAATGGATATATTGTAATGGAGTACAGAATTCATCTGAAAGAACAAGAAAGAAAACTTGGAATTCAACAGCTAACAATCGATGATCTGCATAGAAAACTGGACGAACAAAATAGGAAGATGGACGAACAAAAGGAACGTATTGAGGAGCTTTTAGTTCTTAACCAAGATATGAACGGTAAACTGGATGTTGCCAACTCTAATATTGTTAATGTGATAGACAGAGTAGGCGAAGTCTCTAAAGAGAGAGTACCATTATCTAGAGTTGTTTGTTCACAGAATGAACACTTGATTATTGTACGTCTCGTAAATGCTCCTAATGAGAGGACTCCTCTTCCCTACTATGTAATGAGAGCACAGAAGAGAAGTTTGGACATACTTTTAAAATCCAAAAGGGAGCAGTACCCAGATCTTCGAGTTATTCTGGATTTACCCTATCAACCAAATCCAGTGGAACTATGGAATGCAGCAAGGAGGAAAATGGGAAAGAAAATAGAAGTTATGAGAAATTCATTCAGACTGATTGGAATTACGGAGACAACTTTCATTGAGAGAGTAAAGGAGATCCAATCTGAGAAGATGCAACCATACGAAGAAAGTAAAGAAATAATGAGTAGAGAAGAAGATATAGAACTGACAGTGGAACAAATGGAAATAAAGATATGTAATGAGCCAACGGAATCACCTTACCCCGTGGAACAAATACAATTTCAACAAGTGAAACAGCAGCAAACAGTCCGAAGGACAGAGACATCGGTAGATGCAGTACAGTTGGAAAGATTAAGTGTTCCAGAACTTCGAGAACTATGCAGACAAAGAGGTTTGAGAGGATACTCAAAATTGAGAAAAGCGGAACTAATAAACTTGTTATAATTTTATAAATTGAAATTTTGTTAATTGTATAATGGAATTCTCAAGCTATCAATGTTGAAGTATTTGAAGTATATTCTAGAAATTATTGCCACCCCGAGAGTCGAAATTGAGACTAAATCTGAAGATGATTTTCAGATAGAAAATGAAGACGTATTGCCAATGTTAATGCCGAGACTAAGTAGAAGAACCTATAAGGTATTTTGTATGTATTGTCATAATGTATGGTGTGATATACATGGTCGCGAATTAAGGAGCAGAGTTTGTTTGCATTGTACAGTTAGAATTCAGAACGAAGCTTGTAGAAAAGAAAAGAATGTGGAAGTGATGCAGAAAACACATATGAAGATGCAATTGGTTCACGAGAGTATTATTGATATTGGAATGCATCCGTGTAGAGTTAGACAGACACTTCTTCCAGATACTCTTCATATGTTCCTCCAAGATTAAAGATTTAAAACAAGCACCACAAAACCCAAAAAAAAAACAAAAAAAACTCTAAACCAGCCACGTGCAAACGTGAGAGTTCAAAGCCTCTACAAATCGGCGATGAGAGTTTACTCATTCTTTTTTTCCTTGGCTTGTACTTTAAAGTTTTCATACATTCCGTAACCATACTCCGTATTAATAGATTCGTAAATAATTTGATCCAACTTGGCTTCTTCTGACATACTTGTTTGTTGTTAAAAAAACAATTTTCGGATAAAAATCACTATATAATAAAGATATGAAAAATCTGACAAGAACTTCACTTCAAAATTGTAATACAGATAAAGTTACAGGTTACAGTAGAACAGGTAAATGTGCATATTTTCCAAATGATTCAGGAGCACATATTGTATGTGCTGTCATGACGGACTCTTTCTTAAAATTCACTAAATTGAGGGGAAATGATCTATCAACTCCAAGGGATGGATTTCCAGGATTAAAATCTGGAGATAAATGGTGTATATGCGCAGGTAGATGGTTAGAGGCATATAATGCTGATCCAAAACATGCTCCATATATAGTTGGAGCATCAACATCAGTTGAATTTTTGAGATATATTTCTTTTCAAAAATTAAAACCGTATATCATTTGAAACTGTGATATCAAAAAATGGATTCAAGTTAAAATTGGGAGTTTATTTAATTATTTAATTTTCAACCCAGTTAAGATTACAATCAACACAACTTACAAAGAGACTAAATCCTTCATCCGATGCTCTAACTTGTTTTTGAAAAGAGAATGTTCTTTTACTTTTGCATTTTTTACATTCTATAACTCCTTCTTCGATCTCAAGAATAGGATTCTCAATAAACTTATTTTCTTCTTCTAATTTGTCTCGATAGATTTGGAAAACTGGATGATCCCAGTTGTCATCATTATTATCCATGGAAAAGGAAGATTTGTAAACAAAAAGTCTTTTTGTTTTTTTTTTTCAATTTTAAATAAATGAATGATTTCGAATTCATAGAGGGTTATTCAGCGAACTCTGCATCTCCAACAGATATATGGAAAGTAAGAAAAAAAAGTGATGGAAAATATTTTATAATTAAAATATTTGTGATACAATTAAACCTGGATAAATATTATCTTAACACTGAAGATTCTGCTTTACTATTACATGAACAAAACGTTTACAAGTACTTAAAAAAAGATGTGGTTGTTGAAGAAAATGCGAGAAATATTTTACCTCTCTATTCAGAAGGTAGTATGACTTATAAACAATTATTAAATATATTGACTACATCAAAAAAGAATTCAAAGGAGCAACTTGAGAGCAACTTTATATATAATTTATTAGCTTTAATTTTTAAACATACGAGTAGGATTGCTGTAAGTGAAAAGAATTCCAAAATTGATTTATCTTATTTATATAATTACGAGTATAACAAAAAGCAATATGTCTTGAATTTGCACGATTGTACATATGGTTATATTTGCACGCCAGCTATCAATCAGTTAACTTTAAGTGACTATTTTTCGAAAGAGTTTGATATGAGAAAAATAATGAGATATATTTTCCTTGTATTTTTGAATACAATGATACTATCAGCCAATGGAATAAATCAAAATGATCTGCATTGGGGTAATATACTGATGTCGAATAAATTTTATGGATATACGGAATATTATAATAAAGATTATTTACTTATATTTGGTAATCTAGTTTTAGTCATAAGGAATACTTATATACCAATCATATATGACTTTGATAGGAGTGCGGTGAATGGTCAAGAAATAAAGTTGTTAAAAGGATATGAATATGCAGGAAATTGTCCAAACTTTCATCCGAACAGGGACGTTCTAAAGACAATTTGCAATATTTATCATTATTTAGAAGATAAACGTTCGCAGGACAAGTCAAATTCGGGATTTTACAAAGATATACAGCATAGAATGTTACAAACATTAGTAAAGAAGCAGAGTTTAAGAGAAGCTATAATAGATTCATCAAATGCATCATGTTGGTTTGAAACGAATGCAAATGTCTCTCGACTTTGTTTGACAGCTGATCTAAATGCGTTAGAATCAACTCAACAAATGATGTCGTTTACTCTTCAATATGCAGATTATGATATGTATACAACGGATATTTTTAATTCCGATTCCAATATTCCAAAGAATGTGGAATCGTTGTTTTCAAACTATAAAGGTTCCAAACTAAATCAATATATAAAAGCAAATACGCAATTTGTGGGTGTCGTCGCACCTGACGATAAAGATAAAATATTAAAGAAGATAGGAAAAGATGTCAGAACGCGAAAAATTTTTGGAGTACCCATTCCAAATCCAGTTATAGGTATAATTTAATTTTTGGAACAAAAATCTTTAAGAGAATCCGCGGTACGTTCGCCAGAATGAGTCGCGACGTATTTTCCATTTTTAAACAATAAAAAAGTGGGAACACCAGGTACAGGTGTAATTTTTGATGAAATTAAACTGGACAATTCTTTTTCGGAAGGTTTACCATCGATAACTACAGTTGCACAAATTATGTTGGGATTTTCCTCTGACAGTTTCTTGTACATTGGAGCAGCCTTTTTGCAAAATCCGCAGAAATTACCCATGACCATAACGAGCATGGGTTTTAAACCTTGGTTATGCTTAAAAGTTCCATCATCAGTGAAATCTTCTCTTTCAAGAAATACAATATGTCCGTTGTTAAAGTGTGACGTCATTTTTATTATTTTTATTTTTTTTTTGGAAAAATAAAAAAAATTGATTTTAAATTATACGATCGAGTAATAATAACAAATATGTCTGAAGACAGGTCACAAGAAATAATTCTATATCCATATTCATGGCATACAAAAGAGGAAGAAATACATGTATATACATTTAATCCGGAAAATGAAGTATGTTTACTGCGTATCAAGAATTTTACTCCGTATTTGTACGTTAAATTACCAAGGTGTGTTCATTGGGATGTTACAATGAAAACCAGACTTTTGAATATTTTTAAAAAAAGCTGTAGAATTCAAAATGCAGAAATCGTGTACAAAAAACCATTGTATTACTCGAATCTTAGTATAACAATAGATAGTGATATAGTTTCCGAATTACACCCATATATGTTTATTTCTTTTGTGTCGGACGAACAAAGAAAAAAATTTACGTGGTATGTCAAGAAGAAACAAAAAATATTCGGTATCGAAAAGGAAATAGAACTCGAATTTTACGAAGTAAATGCATCACCCGTGTTGCAATTAACAGTCTGTAGAAAAATATCGACAGCAGATTGGTTTAAAGTTATAAAACCCAAATTATGTGAAGATAAAATATCAAGCTGTAAATTTGAGTATACAGTTGGATATAAAAATATATCACCTTTAAATGATATTGAAAACAATGTATACCAAAGTATTATACCAAGACCTTTGGTTTTGAGTTGGGATATTGAGTCGTATTCTCATGATCCCAATTGCTTACCAGATGGTAAGCATCAAGAAGATGTCGTTTTTCAGATCTCCTGTGTTGTTAAGAGATTGAGTTCCGAAAATACGGAAACCAGAAAAATATTGTTGACTTTAGGAGATCCAGAAGAAAAATCGTTGCTTGACGATGTCGAAATACTCCGTTTCAAATCCGAAATGAAATTACTGTTGGGATTTAAAGATCTTATCAATAGAATTTCTCCTCAAATTCTGATCGGATACAATATATTTAAGTTTGACATACCTTTTTTGTATGAAAGGTGTTGTTTACATTATATACTCGATGATTTTGTGAGACATGGTTATACATATGAAAAATGCAAAAAAGAAAATATTAAATGGTCAAGTTCCGCATACTCTAATCAAGAAATGAATTTTTTCGATTTACAAGGCAGAATTACCATTGATTTACATACTTTAATCAAGCGAGATTTTAATCTGGAGAGCTATAAACTTAATTATGTAGCCGAAAAATATCTGGGAGCTAAAAAAGATCCTCTTACACATTTAGATATTTTTATGTGTTATAGAAAGGGTATAAAAGAAGAAAGTTCCACATCACTTGGTATAGTTGGTAAATATTGTGTGAAGGATAGTATTTTAGTTATGGATCTTTTCGAAAAATTTCAGTATTGGTATTCACTTACAGAGATGTCCAAGATTTGTCAAGTTCCATTAGCTCATTTATTTTTATATGGTCAACAATTAAAAGTTTTTAGTCAAGTTTATCGATATTGTTTCGATAAAAACTTGGTGGTGGAAAGTGGTAGATATAAAACATCAGAAGAAGATTACTGTGCTGGTGCATATGTTTTTACGCCTGAACCTGGTATATATGATAATGTTGTATCATTTGATTTTGCAAGTTTATATCCAAGCATTATTATAAGTCACAATATTGATTACACGACATTGGTTTTGGATCCCCGAATTCCCGATTCGATGTGTAATATAGTAGAGTGGCCGGAACATATTAATTGTACCTGTGACGATTCTGTGGAAGACACAGATTATGCTGGTGTTATCTGTACTATATATAAGTTTAGATGGTTGAGAGAACCGGCTGGTGTTTTACCAACGATCATTCGAAATTTATTACAGGCTCGTAAAAGTGTGAGGAATAAGATGAAATCTTTGGAAAAAAATTCAGTAATGTGGTCTATTTTAAATAATAGACAACTCGCGTACAAAGTTTCGAGTAATTCAATGTACGGAGCTTTGACAACTAAAAAGGGATATTTACCTTTTTTACCTGGTGGCATGTGTATTACTGCTGTTGGGAGAAAATCCATCTGTAAAGTCTCCGACATTATTACAAAAGATTATCATGGAAAAGTTATTTACGGAGATACAGACAGTAATTATGTCATATTCCCTCATATATCAAATTTGAAAACATTATGGAATCATTGTATACACGTTTCTGAGGGCGTGAGTAAACATTTTCCAGAACCTATGAAACTAGAATTCGAAGATTCCGTATATTCAAAGTATCTTATTCTGTCAAAAAAAAGATACTTGTACTTTAGTACAGATGCAGATGGAAATGTGTCTAATAAAATAGACAATAAAGGTGTTCTTTTAAAAAGAAGGGATAATTCAAAAATCATTCGGCAAATCTATGAAGATATTATAAGGATGTTTTTAGAAAAAAAAACGGAATATGAATTACTCGAGAAACTTCTGGCATGGATTGCTATCCTTTATTCCAGAAATGTTCCTCTTGAGTACTATACTATTTCCAAATCCGTAAAAGAAATCCAAAATTTCACAATTTCTGCAAAAACAAGCAAAAAAATTAGATATGGTGATTATTTGGTTCCGAAACTAAAAGAAAATCCAGATGAAAAATCAGAACAATTGGCTAAAAAAGGTGTCAAAACAGAAGAAGAATTTTATCGGTCACATTTACCTGGTCCCGTCAAATTAGCTTTAAGAATGAGAAACAGAGGTCAACAAATAGAGTCTGGATCTCGTTTAAGTTATGTAATTACTAAAATGGGTGATTGTAGTAATATTGGCGATCGTATTGAAGAAACGGAGTATTTCCAAAGATATTACTCAAAAAAATGGATCGATACTAGACATTATTTATTTTTGCTTACCAAACCAATTGAAGAAGTGTTCTGTGTCATATATGGTAAAAAGTACAAGTCTTTTATTAAAAGTATTTGTCAGACATTTAAGAGATACGATATGGTTGTGAATCAGATTAGGAGTTGGTTTGAGCCGATAATTCTCGAAGGTGCTCCAAAGAAGATGGTGCAGAAAAATTTAAAGGACTTTGTCAAGAAATAAATGGATCCTCTTAGTATATTTTTAATAACATCAGGTGCGATTATCTGCGTGATAATTGCAAAAAAAATTATATGTAATTACCTAAATAAAAACAAACTAAACAAAAATAAAACAAGCAAGGATTGGGATTATCACAAGTTTGATTTCTAATCGATAAATTGATTTTTTTCTGTAAATAATCCAAAAAAATCAGTATCCAATGATCAAGTTTTTCACCTCTTTATTTAAGAGTTTTTTCATTTTTGTGAATGGAGAGTTTTCAAAAACTTGTGACATATGTGTAACAAAAAAATATTCTTTTCAACTTTTCCTAACTCTGATAAACATATGTGGTGTCATGATTGCCATGATAAGATAATGTCCTACACGAATAAATGTCCTAAATGTCCATTTTGCAGAACTGAAATTGAATCGATGGAGTACATCATAGATCGACATTAGTGACCTATATATGGAAATAATGGTTTTGTATATATATATATTTTTGCATCTCTATTGTAGTATGCCTGGAAATGAAAAAATCTATGTTCGCAATCTTCTTTACGGGTAAAAAATCTGGGGTACTTTTCACCCACAAATGTATTATGTCTTTCTAACATTTTATCATCAATAAATTTCATATTATCTTCAATTTTCCAACCATAATTTAAATCTAAAAACATACTGGTTTTATAAAAAGCAGAACCACCGAAGGCCGAATAAACCTTGTACCAAGTAACATTTGTGAGTTTTTGCTGAATATCTTTTCTTACGAAACTGTACATATTATGATAGTTTTTGCTATGTAAAAAACTAACGTAAAAATCATCATAATTTAAAGCCCATATATCATAATACTGCATTGGAGACGCGAATGACACAGAATCCCATTTTTCCTTATTGTCAAAAACTTCTTTAAGAGTACCCAACTGTACTTGCTTTGATGATACTTTATCGCAATCCATCATGAGAAAATATTCAAATGGCCTTGACTTGTATATATTTCTCATATTTTGCATTAATCTATTTCTTGCATTACATATATTTTGAACTCTGATTTCGGATTCTCTCTTACTAGGTAATATTTTAAGTTTTGGATTTTCTTTCTGCCATTTTTCCAATATTTCATGAGACTTGTCTTTTCCTTCATCTATGGCGATTATAATGACATAGTCTCTAAATTTAGATCCTATAATTTCCATATTAGTTAATACATCTTTCAAATAAGGCTCACATTCATAGACACAACCACATATTACAATGAAATCTTCATTAAGACTTTTATAGTTATCCATAACATCATTCTGTTTTGATAATATTATAACCGATGTAATTATCACCGCCAGTACTAGTACTAATATGAATATCCAGATAATCATTTATTACAACTATGAGATTTTATAAATTGAATTAATTAAAAATAAACTTTATTTTATCAAAATGGAAACTAAAGAACCTGAGGATTATAGTAAGCTAAAACTTACAGAACTTAAGGTCTTATGTAAAGATCGGAAATTACCTATTTCGGGTACTAAATCTGAACTTGTACAAAGATTATTAGGTGAAACTCCACTTAAGAAGAGTACCACAGCTCTACAGAAAAATAAAAAAGAGTTATTTAATACTCAAATTCTAAAGACATTTGAGACGAAGAGGAAACCTATTGTTATTAAGAGAAACATATGGAATAATTTTGAACATATTGAGAGTAAACTCATTTTCAACTTGGATAAAAAAGTTATCGGTAAGCAATTAGATGATGGTACGATTGGCGATCTTTTATCAACGGATTTGGAATTTGTCGAGAAATATCATTTTGAACTCGATCCAGCTGCAGTTGTATCTGAGAATAAAATTGAGATCATTACAGATCCCGTAAAAGAAGAACAGAGGATCCGAGAACTATTAGATGTAATTAAAGATAATTAAAAATCGATAAAGATGAGTACAATAGAAAATAAAATAAAAAAAATAGAAGAACGTTTGGAAAATTTGGAAAGACAATTTCAACATTTAAAAGTCGAGATCGAACTCAAAAGAGTTCGTTTACAGAGATCCAAGGAGATTGATAAAAAAAAATAAAATTTCGCATAATTAATAAATGTACGCAAAAGAATGTAAAAAATTTCTTGAAAATCCGTCAAAAAGTCCAGTTACAGATAGAAAAATTAAAGTAGGAGGACCAGTATTTAGACAATATTCTAAATTATGCGCTGAAGGGAAAGGAGGCCATGATATCGAAAAAATATGCACAGATTTATATAAAAATCCAAGTGTAAATCCAATTACAAAAACACGAATGCAACCCGATGGTCCCAGTTTCAAGAAACTAAATGAGAAATGTCTGGAACATTACATGTTCCAACCTCCACTTGGTTCAGTAAGTCCTAAAACTCCTAAACGTCCATCTCCAAAAATCGGAGAAAAGAAAAAACGTGCACAACGAAAAAAATATTCACCACTCGCTTTTCAATTCGCTAGTATGTCACCCGTTAAGGTAAAGCAGTCACCCAAATTGAGTGGTGTTGGAAGTCTAATGAAAACTCCATCTGGTTATAAAGCCGGACTCCGAACTCCTTCACCCGTCAAGGTAAAGCAGTCGCCCAGATTAAGTGGTGTTGGAAGTCTAATGAAAACTCCATCTGGTTATAAAGCCGGACTCCGAACTCCTTCACCCGTCAAGGTAGAGAAATCGCCCATATTAAGTGGTGTTGGAAGTCTAATGAAAACTCCATCTGGTTATAAAGCCGGACTCCGAACTCCTTCACCCGTCAAGGTAAAGAAATCGCCCATATTAAGTGGT